CAACACAAGAATCTTGACGCTGTTGCTACTAGCCAACCGAACCCTGTCTTACCATCATCCATAACGGTGGCACGCCCGTTTTCTTCGAAGCATGTCTTCGAACCGAAAAAAACCCACTCATGACTGGATTGTTTTCTCACAAACGCAGCAGCCACGAATAGGGCTTTATTTTCTTCTCCGTCTAACCCTAATTTGAAGTGATCTGCAGACTCAACAAACAATACGCCAGCCACTTCCCCATCAGACAACACCATCTCTACCCATGTGTTTTTAAACGGCAACTTCAACTGGCCAGGGGTTATATGCACCCACCCGAGAGAACCCTGCTCACCCATGTCGAAACACATTGCATCTGTTGCTACGTCAACGAACGTCTTTGCATCTAATACAACACCAGGAGCTTCTAGAAACGTTCCATCAATCACTGCATCAATTAGGTCTATCAGGTGGCTGCTCATTTTTAATCCATCCTATCATTCACACGCCGCGGCGGCGCTTCACCACCCGGCACACATAGCTCTGCGTCACCCCGTAGCGCTGCGCCACCACCCCGGTCGGCAGCTTCTGCGCCGCCGCGGCGATCTCCGACTTGCGGCTCAGTCGCACGTCCGGCACGTTGATGCGCTGCCCGCGGAACTCGCGGCTCACCTCGCCGATCGCCATCCGCTTGAATTCTTCGAGGGTCAGTCCAGCGCTCGCTTCGGCGAGCCGTGTCAGCAATTCGTCCAGATCCTTGAGCGTCGCCATCGCTCACCTGCGCCCGATGCCGCCGAGGCGGCGCGGCAGGGACGGTCGGCGGCGCGATTCCGGCGCGGCCGGGGCGGGCTGAACTTGTAAGGAATCCTGAGCAGTTGCCGGCTCCACCACCCCCGGCTCGCCAGCCTCCAGCACCTGCCGCATGCGCGCGAACCATCCGGCGTCGGGCTTGCCGTTGCGATAGCGGCCGATGTTGATCTCCTTGTGCTGGCCGATGGCCCAGGCGCCGACCATGCCGTCGAGCGGTTCGTTCCTTTTGAATCGCGCGCCCTTCTTCTGTTCGTAGCGCTTGGATTCGGGGTTGTAGACCTCGGCCAGCAGGCCGTCGAAGTAGTCGGTCGGCAGCCCGGCCGGGAAGCGGTAGCGCCGCGCGTCGACCGGCAGCTCGCCGTCGGCGACCAGGTGTCCGTAGAGGTAGTCCTTGCAGAATTCGGTGCCGATGTTCCACACCGCGTAGCCCCCCTTGATCGCGCGTCCCTTGCGGTCGCGGTCGGGGTAGCTCGGGCTGGTCGAGATCGCGCGCCCCAGCCGCGAGGTCGAGCCCTGGCACGAGTACACCTTCACCTTCAGGTCGCGCCGCTGCACGAACTCGCGCACCTGCTGGCCGCGGTGGCCGCGCGAGTCGACGCCGGCGGCGTGGATGCGCACCGGGCGGCCCCAGGCGTTGGTGCGCACCGTGTTGAGCCATTCGGCGGCAGCGTTCCACGGCTCCGGGCGCGCGGTGTCGCCCTGGATCTGGTGCCAGTCGATGAAGCGGTAGCCGCCCTCGTGCCATCCCAGCAGGTGGCAATCCAGCCAGGAATCCTGCGTGTCGATGAACGCGGTGAGCGCGACCACGCCGGGCGGGATCTGGCCGAGGTCGAATTCGATCTCCATCCGCCTTTCCAGCTCGTTGGTCTTCAGCGCCGTCGTCTGGTCTTCCCACGTCTCGCCCAGGTTGGTGTTGACGAAGGTCTTGAGTGTGCCGGGGTCGCCCTTGGCCTCGATGAACTGCGTCGCCAGCGCCAGCCACGACGGCCCCAGCCCGATCGGCGCGTACAGCGCGCTGACGTGGTATCCGCGCCGCTTCACCTCGGGGTGTTCAGGCACCCACATGCCGCCCGCCAGCATCGCCGGCTTGTGATGCTCGGCGATCTCATGCCCGCACCCGCCGCACTCGTACCACGCCTGCTGCGGCGGCTTGTTCACCTGCTCCCACTTCAGGTTCTCCCACTTCAGCGGCTGCGCCTCGCCGCACGCCGGGCAGTGCACGTGGTAGCGCCGCTGGTCGGATAGCCGGTACTCGCGCTCGATCAGGCTCGACTCCTTGATCGTCGGCGTCGAGACCAGCATCAGCTTGTAGCGCGGGAACGACTTGCAGCGCCCGCGCGCCAGCGCCACCGGGTCGCCCTCCTCGCCGATCTCGCCGGGGAAGCGGTCGAGGTCGTCCATCATCACCGCGCGCGCCGTCACCTGCGCGTAGCTGTTCGGCGAATTGCCGCCCGCCAGGAACAGGATGCCGCCGGGGAAGTCGATGCTGTCCTTGCTATTCGCCGCGTCGCGCGACTTCATCCCGCCGAGGATGTCGTGCACCACCCCAGCGTCCTGCAGCAGCGGGTTCAGCTTCTGCTGCTTCCACTTGTCGCGCGCGTCAAGGGTCGGCATCAGCACCATCGTCGGCGACGGCGCGTGGTGCATCGTGTAGCCGATCGCGTTCACCATCGCCTCCGTCACCCCCACCTGGCTCGACTTCATCACCACGATCTCGCGCACCGGCGAAGTCGACGACAGCGCATCCATGATCTCGCGCAGGATCGGGTTGCGGCTGGTGCGCCACTGCCCCCGCTCGCCGGATTGCTTGGACGACAGCACGCGGTGACGGTCGGCCCATTGCGACACGGTGAGACGGTCGCGCGGCTTGACGGCGCGGGCCAGGCGCTCGAGGCAGTGGGTGACGGAGAGCGGGAGGGCTGCGGTCATCAATAAACCACCTCGACCTTGCCGCGTATGGTTTTCGTTATGAGCTTGCCGTGTTCGTCAGTTTCCAGCGGCAGCACCACCACGCGCACAACACCAAGCAGCGTATTCGCCTCAATAACGTGTCGAGTTTCGACGCCATCGACAAAACAACGCCGCGGCCCCCTTCCGTCGTCATACGTGTGGATATGCTTCGCCTGATTCACACCGACCTCCTCTCATTCGCCCGCCGCGCCAGCTTCTCGTGCATCGTCTGCAACACATCCTGCGCGGCCTCGGCGAGTGCTGCGTGGGTTTCCTCAATGGTCTGCAGCGGATGCACCACCGGGGCCAGCCGGTCGGCTAGGTTCTCCATCAGGCTGCGCAGGGTGGCGCCGAAGTCGTCCAGGGCGAACTCCACGTCCTCGCGCGCGATGATGTTGCCGGCCATCGTCTCGCGCTCCATCCGCGCCATGTCGGCCTCGTGCTCGCGCTTGTCGGCCTCGGCCTTCTTCAGCCTGCGGTTGAGTTCCTCGATGCTCTCGCCGGCCGGCAGCGGTTCCAGCGCCTTCATCGCGGCGGCCACCGCGCTCGGCGTCGGCGCTTTCGCGCTGCGCTGTTCGGCAAGCTGCTGCGCATGCGCCCGGTGGTGCGCGTAGGGGCTCGCCAGCGCGTTGATCTTCTCCATGCTGGCCTCGACATCGACCAGATCGTTTTCGATCACCACGCGGCCATCCTGCGCGGCGCGGGTGACGCTCGACTTGTTCCACCCCAGGCGGCGGGCGAAGGCGGCGCGGCTTTCGAGCGTCATGCGCCCTCCTTCGCCGGCTTGGCGATGACCATGTCGGCCAGGCTCACCTCGTAGCCGATCGGCAGCGGCTCGCCGATGCTGTGGCCGTTCTCGCTCGCGGAAAAGTGCGACCCGCCCGCCACCCCGTTGCGGATGGCGCGGTTGATGGTGTCGGCGCCGAAGGCATCGCGCAGTTCGTCGATCCAGGCGGCGACGGTGGGCATGGTCTGGCGCAGGGGTTTGGCGCTCATCAGAACAGCCCGCCCTGCGGACCGTATTCAGGCTGCGGGGCTTTGATGAAGATGAAGCCCTGCTTTTCGATGATGGCGCGGAAGCGGTCGTCGGGGGAGACGACGGCGACACGTACTGTCCCGTTTCCCCTACTAGGCTCGTATTGCCTGAGCTGCCGTATCAGTTCGCCGACAGACCGGATAACCGGCTTCACCTCACACAGCAGAATGACCGGGAAATAAGACCCCGTTATGGTCGCTTTGATCATCATATCGACATAACGGACGCCGCCACGATAGCCCACTGGCTTCTCCCATGTCGTCTCGATATTGATCGCATCGCCATCCTTGTATCCGGCCACCACGACACAATGCGGACGAATTACAGCCTCTGCGTTTTCCTCCAGCCACATCATGATCGCGTCGTGTGCCGGGGTATGCAGATCCGGGTCTTGAAACGGTGCCTTTGCCATCGTCTTTCTCCTTTTTTCTCTAAATCCACGCCATCCACGGCAGGCATCCACGCCAAAAACCCTAAAAACCCCTTTAATCCACTAATCCACGGCATCCACGGCAGATATACACACGCGAGGCGGCGCATTTATTCTGATCGCAACTCTCGCGCATGCGCATATGCGCGTGGTGGCGTGGATGGCGTGGATTAGTGGATTGCACGTGATTCAGCCCGTTTTGCCGTGGATGCCTGCCGTGGATGGCGTGGATTCATTGCCGTGCGCCCATCGCTTTTTCGAACTCGAAAAAACACGCTGTCAGCCATTCGGCCTTACTTTCAAAGCGATCCCGCATCAGGTCAGCTTGCGGGCTTCCAGGCGGCGCCAGCTTGAGCGCTGCGGCCATTGCCTCGGCGCCTGGGGAAACCATTTTTCTGTTTTTGATGGTCCGATCCTTCAGCGTGGCCCAGGTCGCATCCGATTTTCCAGCCACCCACCCGGCCTGCTTGCCGATGAAGTTGATGAAGTGGTTGGACGGCCTGGGGCGGAATTCGCCCTGCCGTTTGCACCAATCCTCGTAGACCTGGTAGAGGTGCGAACCAAGGCACGGGCAGAACGGCAGCGTCTCGCCGTCCTTGCCATCCAGCTCCAGCCGCTGCCACTCGCGCAGGAAGCGCTCCTCGCTGCCCATGCCGAGGTCGATCAGATCCTGCTTCGCGTCGGTCATCGGCGGCTTGGTCCAGGGCTTGAAGTCGCCTAGATCCAGATTCAGCAGGTAGTCGTGCAGCGCGGCGACGCCGCCGGCCTCGATCTCCTCGTTGACCTCGGCGAAGAAGCCGTCGTCGGGCTTCGGCGGGGTGAAGATGACGCAGTGCCTGCGGTCGTCGTTTTCTAGCGCGAGCGGCTGCCGCTCGTTCGACAGGAAGACGATGTTCATCTGGTTCTTTTCGGTGTGGGCGGCGACGTTCTTCGGGTTGACGCGGATGGTGCCGCCGGTGATGAAGCCCTTGAGCCGGTTCTTGACGTGGTACATCTCGACCTTCGCCATCACCTCGTCGCCGACGATGAACAGCTTTTTCTCGGCCCAGTCGGCGTTGAACTTGTCCTCGAGCGCGTCCTGCCCGAGCACCCGACCATAGATGCCGTAGATTTCCGCCACCGCCTCAAAAAACCGGCTCTTCCCGGTCCCCTGCGGGCCGTGCACCACGATGGCCGACTGCATCTTCGCCCCGCGGTGCTGCAGCGGATAGGCCAGCCACTTCAGAATCCAGTCATTGACGGCGCGCGCGTTGGGGTCGTTGCTGCACAGGTAGAACAGCAGCTCGAGCAGCATGGTGCACTTGCCGCGCTTCGGCACCGTCGGCCAGCCGCCGAACAGGTTGCAGCGGATGCCGCGGTCGCCCTCGGTCGGGTCGAAGCCGATCTCGGTGTCGCGCGCGACGCGCCAGCTTGGGTGCCGCTTGATGTCGGCCCAGGCGCGCTCGGGCAGCAGGTTCATCACGTCGTCGCGGTGCACCAGCCGCCGCTCGGCTTCGTCGAACAGCACCTTGCCGCCCATGCCGTAGGTGCCCCAGTAGCGCATGACCGCCTCGTCGACAGTGAGCATCGACGGCATGGCGCCGTTTTCCCCGCCCCCCGACGGCATGGCCACCCCGCCCGCGGAGAGCCAGCCGACAGCGGCGAGGCGGGCTTCGACCTGGGCGCGCACCAGGTGCAGGCCGCCCTCGGGAAAGTGCTGCAGGTCGTTGAAGTCGGTCAGCTTCTGGCCGCCGCGATCGGCTGGAAACTCGGGCTTGATCCACGCCCCCCCCACCGCGCGCGCGGCGTCGTCTGCTGCCTTGCAGCCCGGATTGCCGTCGGTGAGGTAGTCGTCGTCGGCGCACACCAGGATGCGGTCGGTCTTGTAGGATTTCTTGATGGCGCTGGCCACCGGCTTGAGGTTGCCGGCGTCGAACGCCACGGCGACCGGCAGGCCGGTGGCGGCGTGCAGCGTCGCGGCGGTGGCGTATCCCTCGGCCACCAGGCACACGCCGGCACGCATCGGGCTGCCGATCTGGAACCAGTGCCCCTGCTTCGACAGCCCCGCCGGCCAATATTCCTTGTCGCGCCCGGTCTTCTTGCGGCGCGGGTGATGGCTCGGCAGCACGAACTGCAGGCCGTGCACCCGGCCGTGCGCGTCCATCATCGGAATGACCAGCGCGCCGGAGTCGGTGTAGCGCAGCCCGTAGGACTGCACGCCCTTGCGGGTGAGGTAGTCGGCCGGCTTGTCGTCGGCCGGCTGGCGCAGGCCCTTGGCCCATACCGACCCGGCCCGGAGCGCGGCGCGGTCGGCGGTGCGCTGCCGCTCCTCCTGGGCGCGCTTGCGCTCCGACTCCATCTTCGCGGCCATCGCCGCCTTTTCTTCCGGCGAGATCTCGCGCGCCTTGAACTGCTTGGAGCCGCACGACGGGCAGGTCTTGGTCTTGAACGGGATCGATGTGCCGCACGCCGCGCAGTCGCGCGTCAGCTCGACCTTGCGCGTGCCCGAGTCCATCCCCTGGTAGATCCCGTAGGTGCCGATCAGCATCACGCCTTCGTCGCGCGTCACCCACTCCGACAGCCGATACCAGCCGCGCTTTTCCTTGTCGGCGCCCGTCACCTTGCAGCGCCGCGAGCTGCCGTCCGGCTTCGCCAGGTCGAGCATGCCGGGCGGAATCATCAGCCCGATCGACTCCAACTGCGCGCGGACATCGTCCTCGTTCGTCCTCATGCCGCCCCTCCTGTATTTTTTGTCGTCGTCATTCGTTGCCTATGCCCGACCGCCACACCCTACGCAATCCACGCGCTCGAATTGACC